AACAATTTTGTCGAATTTTAACAAAATCGTTCAATAGATACTAAAATGAAAAAGTGGAAAAGAGAGTCTAATAAAAATCAAAAATCGTTCAAAAGATACTAAAATATTTTTGACTGAAAAAAGTACATACAACTGCAACAATTTTTGAAATTTTTAAAATCGTTCAAAAGATACTAAAACTTTCATATTTTTAGTATTCTTACAGTCTTTTTATTTTTTTGTAGAAATCCGCGTTATATGGGGGTTTGGCACCAGTCAAATAGATACAAAGTCGTTTTTTTGTTGTGTTCTGTACGAACTTTCCTTGAAATCAGCGTTCGAAGAAAAATCATATGAACTTTTTGATTTTTATTTATGTTTCATATAAACTTTTCATTTGGCTCAATTTGTCTCAATTTTTTTTGTTAATAAGAGTACTAAAAAAAATTTTTATTTTTGTACTCTTATAGTCGGTCGTTTTGGCTCAATTTTTTTTGGGTATCAATAGATACTAAAATTTTCACTTTTCGTATCTATCTATTGATTTTTTTGTAAACAAAGATACAACAATTTTTGATTTAGTACCCTTTTGACTGGTGCCAAACCGGTTTTTGGGGTGGCAATAACGCCGATTTCCAATTACTATCTATATGTTCGTTTTTTCGTTTTTAGTATCTTTTGAACGATTTTGAAAAATATTGATTTATATGTATACCAAAATTTGGTTTAGTATCTTTTTGACTTATCGGCTAACATTGTTTGTTATATAGACTTTAGTATCTATTGGTATGAATTTTTTATTTTGTAGTCTTGAATACTTTTTTAGGTGTGTTTTTTTTGAGATTTTTTTCAAAAATAAAATCATATTCACTTTAGTATCTATTAGAACAAAACATCAAAAGCTAAAAGGATACTAAACCGACTTTTATGAATATATGTAACCAAAATAAAAATCAAAATCGTTCAAAAGATACTAAATTGGTTTTTCGTTTTTTTGGTATATATACATCAAATATTTTTAAAAAATCGTTCAAAAGATACTAAAATGACGTTAAAATTTCACGAAAACAACAAAAAAGTAAATATAAATACTAAAATATACCATTAAAAATATAAAAGTTAATATAAAACTTATAAAAAGTACTTTTGTGAATCATAAATACTTTTATTTGTTTAGTTTTAAAATATTCTTTTAAAAAAGTTGAAAATAATTTGAAAAAGCATTTAAACCGGTAATTATTATAATTAATAATGATCAAATCAAAGTCAGTTAAGAAACCAAAAGCAGTGAAGAAAACTGTCGTTAAAAAGAAAGAAATAAAAGAAGTAGATAATAGTGGAAAAATATTGGTGATTGTAGAATCCCCAGGAAAAATAAATAAAATTCAACATATTTTGGGCGATGATTATATTGTTATGGCATCTATCGGTCATATCATTGAATTGAAAGGTAAAGAAATGTCAATTGATTTCAATAATAATTTTGAACCACAATATCAGGTAAGCAGAGATAAAACAGCACAAGTTGAAAAATTATTAAATGCAATGAAAAAATGCAGTGATGTATTATTGGCAACAGATGAAGATAGAGAGGGTGAAATGATTGCGTGGAGTTTAGCATATGTATTAGGTTTAAAAAATCCCAAAAGAATTGTTTTTAATTCGATCACAGAGAAAGAAATATTAAATGCGGTCAAAAACCCAAAGGAAATTGACATGGCATTGGTTGATTCGCAGAAAGCACGTCGTGTATTAGACAGAATTATTGGTTTTGAGATTACGCCAATATTATGGCACCAAATTGGTGGAGATCTATCAACTGGACGTGTTCAATGTGTTGTTGTAAGATTGTTGGTCGAGAGAGAAAAAGAAATTAAGAAATTTTTTGAAAAAGAGACGAATTCATTTTTCACATTCACTGGACAATTTGTTGATTCAAGGAAGAACATTTTTAATGCAATATTAAATAAAACAACTGATGATAGTGATACAGATTCTGATGAAAGTTCTGAAGAGGAAAATGATGACGATGATAATAAAAAATATAAAGATTCCAAAGCACGAATCAAAGATTATACAGATGCTAAAGATATAATTAAAAAACTGTCGACTTCAGAATTTAAATTAGCATCAGTTGAAACAAAAAATTCGACTAGACAACCATCGCCACCATTCACAACATCAACATTGCAACAAGAAGCATCACGAAAGTTTGGATTTAGTGTTAAAAAAACCATGACTGTCGCACAAGCATTATATGAAGCAGGACATATTACATATATGCGTACAGACTCTGTGAATCTCTCTGACGAAGCACTAAATAAGATTGCAAAATTTGTTAAATCTGAGTATGGCGATGACTATTACACCAGACGTCAATATAAATCTAAAAAAACAAATACACAAGAGGCACATGAGGCAATCAGACCGACAGACATGAATGTCAAGGGGCTAACACCAAAAAATAAAATTGAGAATGACCATATTAAACTTTATACTTTAATTTGGAAAAGGGCTGTTGCATCACAAATGGCAGCGGCAAAGTTAAATATAAAAACAATACAAATTGACATCAGCAAATTAAAAAAATTTTATTTTACAACTCAGGTTCAGACTATTGTATTTGATGGATTTTTAGCTGTGTATAATGTTAAAGCAGAAACAAATGAAAATGAAGAAGATGAAGATAAGAGCATTGCATTACCAAAAATAGGATCAAAAATAGAAGCATATGAATTTAACAGTGTACAAGAATATGAAAAACCTGTTACAAGATATAATGAAGCATCATTAATTAATAAATTGGATCCCAAAAATCTGAATATTGGCAGACCATCTACTTATGCAACAATTATAAAAAAAATAGAAGATAATAAATATGTAAAAGAAACAGATGTAGAGGGAAAAGAGAAGACATGTACATTATTGAAATGGAATAGCAAAAACAAAAAAATAGAAGAAAATGAAAAAACAATATATATAGGCAAAGAGACAAAAAGATTGGTACCAACTGAATTAGCAATTATCATAACTGATTTTTTATTAAAGAATTTTCCCGCTATTATGGAATACAAATTTACTTCTTCCATGGAAGATGATTTAGATAAGATTGCAGAAGGTAAAAAAATTTGGCATGAGTTGGTTGGAGGGTTTTATACTCCATTTCATAAGACTGTTGAGACTTTAAAACAGAAAAAAACAAAGATATGCGATGACAATGTTAAAGTACTTGGGAAAGATCCAAAGAGTGGTAAAAAAATAGTATTGACATTAAAAAAATATGGATGGGTTGTGATGTATGAGGGTGAAAAAAATATGGCGCCAATAAAACCCCCTGACACTCCAGAAAATTTGACTATTAGCAAAGCCATTAATATGCTTGCTTTTCCAAAAGAATTAGGAAAATATGATAATAAAAAATTATTGTTGAAACGTGGACAATATGGGTATTATGTTACATTTGGAACAAACACAATAACATTAAATGGTCTTGATTTTGACATTGATAAAATCGATGAAGATGATACATTAGAAAGCATTCATGATTTTATTAAGAAGCAATTGGAAAGTCGAAACAAAGCATGTTTATGGACACACACTGAAGGCAATATTGAATATAAAGTATTGAATGGTCAATATGGTGCATATGTTAACATGAGAGATAAAAGAAGAAAGGAAAAAACTTATAAGGGTTATAATGTTTCACTTGGTAAAAATTTTGACTTGGATGACATAACATTTGAAAAAATAAATAAAATAGTTGAAGATAAGAAGAATCAACCAAAGAAAAAATATTTCCCCAAGAAGAAGAAACAATAAAAAATACTTAACAATATTATTATAACTAATAATATATGAAAAATAAAGAAAATGACGCGATTCAATCAAATAAAATTGTAAATAGATGTAAATTATGCAACAAAAAATTAAATTTGTCAAACATGATTAAATGTAAATGTAATAATATTTACTGTTTTGAACACAGATATCAATTTACACATAATTGTACTTATGATGATAAACAAGAAATTATTGAAAAATTAACAAAAGAAAATCCAGTTGTTATCAATGATAAAATAGAAAAAATATAATTAAATATTCTTAAATTCTTCAATACTCCATTTTTCATCTTTCTTATTTGGCAAATGTCTAACAATGAAAAATGGAATTGTTTTATGTTTTAATTCTAATTTGGCAATTTCTTTTGGATCTAATCCTGCAACATTACTTACCATTGGTTTTGCACCTAGTGATATTTGTTTTGCTCTATCTCCAAGGATTCTGACACGTTCGAATGTTGTTAAGAATGGTTTTGTTTGTCTATCTTCTAGCGGCACATATTTCTCATTTGAATCTCCCTCATCATCTTCAAAATAGTCTTCATTGTCGACATCATCATCCTTGAAATTCTTTTTCTTCGATGTAAAATTATATAAACATTCATTATCTTCTGTTACTTCCTGTTCACTTTCAGAACTATCATCCTCTTCCTCTTCTTCCTCTTCTTCCTCTTCTTCTTCTCCCTCATTCTCTTCTTCAGCATCATCTACGTTTTTATCATCATCATCGTCCTCTTCATTATCATTATCTTCCTCTTCAGTATCATCCTCTTTTTGTCTACTTTGTTCACTAATGTCATCTTCAATTTCACTTTCTGAGTTTTCAGAAAGGTATTCCTCAGACGATTCTGTATCTGGTTCATCAGCATCATGTAATCCTCCCTTTTGTTTTTTTGTTGCAAATTTTACTTTTTTCACATCTTTTTTATCATCTGTCTTTTTTACTATTTTTTTAACGGCATTTTTTGGCTTTGGTGGCATGTTTTGCTATAATATATATTACATCTTATTTTTAAGTTTTATTTTTCAATTTTTTTATTTATGATTTGGTCTAAATACCAAATTATAAATAAAAAAATTGAAAAATAAACAAATTATTGATAATATATAAAAATATAGTTATATCATATTATAATATGCAATTTTGTCCGAAATGCAATAACATTTTAGATATCAGCAAAACACCACCAAAGGTTCATGCAGTAATAGTTGATGGTGAAACTCCAACGACAGTAAGTGATACAAATGACAATAAGAATATTTCAAAAATCATAAATAAATATAAGAATAAAAATAATATAGTTTTTTCAGATATCAAAGGGATAAGTATTGATGCTGTTAAAAAGTCTGACGAATATCAGGCATTGAATAATGGAGAGAAAACAGCATTGATGAAAATAATTAATGATTTATCACTCACAGATGATATTAACAATGCATATAAAGTTTGCAGAAACTGTCTATATTTTGAGCAAATCAAAGAAACAACATTAATTATCAGCAGGATGAGTTCGAGTTCACAATCAGGATATATTGATAGAAGTAAATATTCTAATATGAGATTTGATCATACTCTTCCAAGAACAAGAGAATACAAATGCAAAAATGATAAATGTATAAGTCACAAAAATCATGAAGAAAGAAAGGCGGTGTGGTTTAGACCAATTATGGATTCATATGCGACATATTATGTATGTGTTCCATGCGGAGAAGTTTGGATGGTGAATTAAACTGTAAACTTAACAATTATGAATGATGAACTATCGTGTTGTTTAAAAGGAATTGAACATTAATTTTATTTAAATGGAACTGAACAATCATGAAAAATTGTGGAATATCCCTAACGGGAATTCCATAATTTTTTTATTTACTATTTAGCCAATGGCTAAATAGTAAATAAAAAAATTGAATCCAAATTATCTTGAATATAAGAAATTATATTTAAAATAGTTTATATTAAGTATTTATATGAGTAACATAAAACAAAGAGCTTCTGAAGAACTTAATAAATTTTTGCAATCTAAGCGCCTTCCTAAGGGAAGCGAAGATGTGATAACACATACGTTGATGGGAGGGGCATTGGGGTCGTATAAGATATTGGGAAAAGACTATGAGAAATTTATTGATTTGTATAAGAATGCTGTTGTAAGTGGGTATGAAGATTTATATATTGTAGAGAAACATAGAGACAAAAAAGTTAGTCCATTAGTAATAGATATAGATTTAGATTTGCCAAAAGAATGCAAGACGCGTGTGTATAAAAACAAACATATAAAAGATTTAATAGCAAAATATAATACTCTTATTCAAGAACATTTTGATGTAGATAAAGCAGATTTAATTACAATGGTGTTTGAGAAAGACAAACCAACGCCAAGTGATAAACAAGCAGGTGGATACAAAGATGGTTTTCATATTTATTATCCGTATTTACCATTAGACAAAAAGAAAGCTTTTTGGATATATGATAAAATGTTAGGAATATTAGAAAACACTGATCACTTTTCGGATTTACCAGTACTAAATGAAATTTCTAAAATATTAGATGATTCTATCATTGAACGTAATGGAATTTTGATGTATGGCTCACATAAAAAAGGAAGAAAGCCATATTTTTTGTCACATGTTTACACTGATAAATTTCATGAATTATATGACCCAGAAGATTACAATGATGAAAATATTATTGACTTGACATCTTTAAGAATGTGTAATGATGATGGATCAATACAATTTAAAGACAAATATAACCATTTGAATAATGTTGCAGAGGAATCATTTATCCGACACACAAGTGGTACTTCTAAGAAAGAGACAAAAACTAAAAATGAGCCACCAACAGATCATTTTCCAAAAGTAAAAATGACAATTCACAGAGACAATAATCATGAACAAAAGGTAATTGTTGCAAAACATTTAGTTACACTATGTCTGTCAAAAAGACGCGCATCGAATTATGACACATGGGTTCAAGTAGGATGGGCTTTATTCAATATTGATCATGAGAAATTATGGGATACATGGATAGAATTTTCAAAAAAAACAACAAGAGGAAATTTTTCCCACAAAGGGTGTGAAATGATATGGAACAATGCAAAAAATCCCGCAACATCTAAACAGTTATTATCTATTGGTTCTATTCATAAATGGGCAAGAGAGGACAATGAAGCAAAATATAATTTATATATGTTTGCAAGATTAAATAAGATGTTAAATAGAGCAAAATCTGGAACACATGATGATATTGCAAATGTGATTAAAGAATTGTATGGCCATATGTATAAATGTACATCGATTGAAAAGAGAATTTGGTATGAATTTACTGGTCACAGATGGAAAATGGTTGAACAGGGATACACACTTGCAGAAAGAATTTCATCAGATTTATCTCATAAATTCGTTAAATTAAGTGTGGGTGATCCAGTTGCAGTTGCACAACATCAAGAATTATTAGATGAAGATCCGGAATTAAAGGCAATCACATCAGAATTATTAATTGAGGATACAAAAGGTACTATTGGACAGGATTTAGTTGTTGGAAATTCGAAAAAAATATTTGAGATTGCAACAAAATTAAAAGATGTAAAATTCAGAAAAAATGTGATGGAAGCATGTTCACATAAATTTTACGATGAAAAATTTGAGGAAAGATTAAATTCAAATATATATCTACTTGGATTCGAAAATGGTGTATATGACTTTAAAATGGGAAAGGATGGGAGAGGTTGCTTTAGAGATGGATTGCCAGAAGATTATATTACATTGTCTACAGGGTATGATTATATGGATTATGAACCAAATCATGAAGATGTTGAATACATCAGAGATTATTTCAAGACAGTTCAACAAAATCCAGATATGAGAGAATATGTATTGAGATTCTTATCGTCATTCCTAGTTGGTCATACCGAAGATCAAAAATTCGTAATTTGGACTGGCAAGGGTTCAAATGGTAAATCAACAACAACATTTTTGTTGAATAAATCATTTGGAGAATATTTTGGAACATTAAAAACAACTATTATTACAAGAAAGAAAAAGGATTCTGGTGCACCAGAACCAGAAATTGCAAATAAGATTGGTGTAAGATGTATTATTATGCAGGAAGCATCTGAAAATGAAGCAATCTATGTTGATCAAATGAAGTTTTACACTGGTGGTGAGTTAATTGAAGCTCGTATGCCACATCAAGGGAAATACTTCAAGTTTATGCCACAATTCAAATTAGTTATGTGTTGCAATGTTTTGCCAGATGTTCCCGCAACAGATGATGGTACATGGAGACGTTTGAGAGTAACTTCATGGGATACAAAATTCGTTGATAATTTAACAGGCAAATATAAGATTGAAGTAAAGAAAGACAAAAAAGCAAATGAAAAATTAGCCAATTGCGCTCCAGCATTTATGTGGATGTTGATAAATGAAATCTATCCTAGATATATTCAATTTGGATTGGTTGAACCAAAAGAAGTATTGGCACATACAACTAAATATCAAGAAGACAGCGATGTGTACCTTGAATTTATCAGTCAAAATTTGACAGTCGATCCAAATGTAGAAGAAAAATCAGCATTGTTATATACATGTTTCAAACAATGGTATAAAGAATCATACAATCATGCCCCACCACCTGAAAAAGTGTTTAGAAGACAGATTGAAGATAAAGGATATGAAATTGACGGAAGAATTATTAAGGGTCTTACACTCCGCATTGATGAAGACGATAATAAAGCTGCTTAAGCTTCTTCAGAAGTGTCTGTTCGTGATGTTCTGTATTCATTTTTTTGACTTAAGTATACTTCTCTAGGTTCAAATATGTCATCTTGGATAACAGATGTATAAGAATCAATCATTTTTCTATTATATAAAAAAGTTATAGGTTCTAAAATATAAACATCATTTTTAAATGGATTAATCATATAATAGATTCTATCAAATTTGCTTACTAAAGCATCAATTAAATAACATTTATTTTCTATTACCCAAATAAAAAAACTTGCAACATCAGTATTTTTATTTTGTTGAACATATATTTTTTCATAAACTTGATAGATTTCATCTCTGTCATTTTTTGATATTATTTTTTCTATACTGACATTTTTCAGATGATCTAAATCAATATATGAAAATTTTGGTGTTAGTTCTATCGATGGTATATTTGAAAATCTCTTGTTACCATTTTTCAAATAATTATAAAAGTCATAACAATAATTACCGACATAGACAGATTTATCTTCATTTGTATTTTCTTTTTTATCTGCTATTTTATTGGAAAAACTTCTTTGACCGAATTGTCTTTGAATAGGCTCTTTATTTTTTTTATTATCTGAACATGACTTATATTCTGCATAAATTAAAACATTGGCAATACCAAAATAATATGCAATGCTTGATATGTATTTTACGAGATCCATATCATTTAAAATATTGGACTTGTCTAATGTGTTATATTTGACATAATAATTTACATGCATCATCGTTTTTCCATCTATTTCACACAACTCAATAAAATATAACAGATATCCATTGTGTAATGCATATATTGAAAACCCATTTTGAACATTTTTTATTGCATAAAAATTTTTATAAGCACCTGTACTATCAAAACGTTCTGCAATATTGACAATTTGCTTATTGCCAACTATTGAAATAAATTGTGACATGACATTGACATATTCATTGATAAAATAACTAATTCTTTCACTTAGTGTATATGTGTCTTTATATCTGGCATTCAAAAAGTCAACTGTTTTTGTCTCTCCTGTATATATTTTTCTAGGCACTTTAAAATTTTTAACATTGCCAACCCATTCAAATTCATATCTTGTTTTTACCTTTGATGAAAATTTTTCATCAGTATGATAATACACACATTTTTTGTCTTTGCTTATCAATTTAAATTTTGACATAGGTGGAAATATAATTTCTTGTTCATCAGGAAAATGTGAAAGTGTTTCTAAACACAAACCAATTCCCTGAATATTTGCAGGAACACGAATTTTAATTAAGATGAAACCAAAACTGTAGAGATCAGCCCTGTAAAAAGGGTTTCTTGTTGTACTCATAAACCCCTCTTCAGTAAAAGTATCACCAATATTTAAATTTGACAAATATGAGTCTTCATTTACAAACCTATATAATATATATGATTTATCAAATGCAGGTGATGTTGTACAAATGTCCGACAGAGGATTTATTAAATCATCTAACAACTGATTTCTTGTATTATATTTAACTTGATTTCTGAGATATTTGTTTATGAAATAACTTCCTTGAATAGTATAATACTGCACTATTCCCATTGCATCATTTTGAATAATATGTTTTTGATGTGATAATAAAACATCATAAGATACATCATTCTGTCTAACCTTGTCACACAATTCTGCTAAGTACTTCCTATCTAAATATTTGTTTGGCAATTTTATTCCCATGTTTAAAGCCATATTTATGATTTCACTTCTGCTGTAATATGGTTTTGTACTGATGATATATTTATTAAATGATGGACGTTTGCAATAAATTATTTCTTTTCCGAATTCAGTCGAGTATTTATAAATAACACTGTGGTATGTTTTTTCTAGTGTATCAATATTAAAATTTTTCATGAAATCTAATATTAAAAATATCTTTCTAATTTTTCTTTTTTCAATTTCATCAGTGTTATTTTTATCATATGAATTTAAATTTTCTTCTAATCCTCTAATTAGCTGCTTGTCTGGAAATCGATAATACTGTTTTACAACTCTTGTGTAAACATTAAGATTATTAATTAAAAACAAATTATCTGAATATATGTCATATAATGGTACTTTTGTTTCTATTTGTGAAATGTGTTCTTTTATAGAATCAATAAAATCATTTCTCGATACCATTTTGTTTATTTCATCTGCTGTATTTTTTTTATCATATTTAGTTAGGTCTTCTTTTGTTGGCACACGACATTCCAAAAAATATATTTTGTCAAGAGCTATTTCATCATCATATTTTGAAATTATATTATTATTAATATTATACAAATAACTCATATATAAACTACATCATTATAAAAATTGTTTTATTTTAATAGTCATATTAAAATAAAAATTAATTTCTTGTTTTGTATATTAACATTACAATAATTAATACACACAACAATAAAAATAAATAGCTATTATCATCATTTTTATCTCCAAACCCCTCAATGCATTTTTTCCCCCTTCTTGAAGCATAAGAATATCCATATCCTAAATCTGGTCTAGATGCATCAATGTTAAAATCAGATTTAAAATCACCATGTGTGTAGTGTAATTCAGTTTCTGTGACTGGTGTTGATGACGGAATATATTTTTGCGGAATTGTTATGTCTTTATTAATGTACCATGGTTCATCTGATTCAACCAAAACAACTGTTTTACCTTTGAACTTGGGTAAAGAAATATCATCGCTGTCCTGTTCATTTTCAGTGATGCTTTCACTCAAGCTTGAATCTGACTCTTGACTTTGTAGATCTAACCAATTGCTGCTATTTTTGTCACAAGGTTCGACTATTAATGTGTTATTATTTGCTTTTATACAAACCCCATCAATAAATAATTCTCCTTGTGTTGAATAACCAAGTTTCTCAAATGGATATTTTGATTTATCATTATTTTGTGTCATATAACACTACTATATATTTTATACAAAGGAATTATTTATATAATAATCAACAATAAATTAGTTTAATAGGAACTGAACAACGAATAATCGAAGTAGGATTTCATAATTAAGATAAGGGAACCCAACATATGATGAAAAATTGAGAAATCGCTATTCACTATTTCATAATTAAGATAAGGGAGCCTAACATATGATGAAAAATTGAGAAATCGCTATTCGCGATTTCATAATTTTTTTATTTATAATTTGGCCTAAAGGCTAAATTATAAATAAAAAAATTGAAATTTCAAACATCTAAATAGCCCATTAAAAAAGGGCATTTGTTCTACATAATAAATAACCTCGCCTCCTGCATTTTAACATAACCTGCACAATGGCTTCCACCGGTTCGGCTTTTACTTCTTCACATATTTCACGTTGTCTAAATCCTCAAACTCCCGCGGATTACAGACTATGTGCCCAACTCAATAGAGAAGTATCTGGTGCTTCTCAAACATATTATCCTGTCTTCTTTGGCGGATACAGCAGCAGTCGACCTAGCTCTGGTTCCAGTCCTAGTTTTTCAGACTGTGTCCTTCGGAGTGGTCATATGAAGTCACGTTAGTGAACAATTCATGATGCAATGCTTTTTTTGCAGTAATGCGTTTATCTGGATCAATCACTAACATCTGCATGGTCAGATCAATGAGATACATAGCTTGTATCTTATTTGAGTCTGTATCATCAACAATCGTCTTTAACATTTTTTTTATTACTGAATCGTAATTAATCGATTCATACCCTCGGTACCTCTTTTTGTCTTTTGTGAAAAACATTTCACAATTTACAGACTGATTTATCATATGTTCTGGAATATGACCTAGTTTAGATGATATTGTATACAAGTGTTCTTTGTCTATATTTGTTTGTGTATCATCTGGATCAAATAAAATTTCACCTGTCATCATTTCATATATTGCACATCCTAGTGACCATATGTCTACATTTTCCTGATATTTTAATTCCAAAAGTACTTCAGGGGCTCTATAATACCTTGTTTGGATACATTTATTCCTTTCATCTTCTGGAAGTAAACATGTACCTAGATCGACAACATAAATAGAAGTTGTTGAATCGAACACGAAAGAAGATGATATATTGTTTGATATAAGTTCAACATTGGTTGAAGAATTAGAATCATCTTCATTATTATTAATATATTTTTCTTTTGCCAATCTAGAACATTCACTAATGTGTTTAACAGCCTTCTTTTTCTTTTTATTTGTACACTGAAATAGAGTATTAATTTCATTACATTTATCCACAATATGTTTTGGCAATTTATCAATTAAAATATTTTCCGGTTTTATGTCTGTATGAATAAATTTATTATCATGCATTTTATCAATTGTCAATAATACATTCTTTACTATATGTACTATATTAGGTATGCCAATTGGCACTTTATTTCTAATTAAGTTATACACTGAACAGCCCATTAAATTCATAACCATGCATAAATAAATGTCATCTTCATCTTTATGTTCAAATGAGTCAATATATGTCATTGTATTTATAATATTTAATTTTTTTACTTCATCATATATTGCAAGTTCTTTTTTTCCATCATCATAGTCACATGAATTAAATATTTTTATTGCCACATATTTATTTTGTGTATGGTCATATGACAACCATACAGAAGAAAATGACCCATGACCCAATTTAGAAATCATTATATATCTATTATTAAATATATCCCCTGTCCAATCAATGAAACAATCATCTTCATAATCACCAGACATTATAATATACATAACATAAATTATAATGTACTTATAACTCATTAATTTTTCTTTATATCTTTCTTCATTCTGGCAATGTACTTAGTTAATTTTTCAATTTCCATTTTATTATCTCTTATGATTTCTTCGTATTCACTTCTTAATTTATTGACATCAATCATTTTAAATATGATTGCATCTTTTAACTGTATTGACCATTTAATGTTTCCAGCCCCAACATATATCCACTCTGGCAATCCATCTATATTTAAAATAGTACCCCCTATCCTAAAATTCATTTCATCCCCTTTTTTTAAAAAATATCTTATGTTATTACCAACTTTTAATTCATTTACATCATCTACCTTTTCAAAATTTTCCAAATATGATGCAATGTCTTTTTTTGATAATTTATCAGTATATGTCAACTCTGGTTTAACATATTCATTTGTTTGTGTTGCAACATCTTTCATAATTATTTTCTTTTTAGACATATATTATAATATGAATTTTTGTCTTATGTAATTAAATACTTTCCAAATGCATCAAGTATTTTAGAGCTTGTCTTTTCTGGAATTTCAAATATATAATATTTTTTTGGATCAAGCGTTACTACTTTTTGTTTATAAAAATTATATAAACTTACTTTTTGAATTGCCCCATTATTCTTTTTTATCAACTTATACACTTTCATTATAGGCAATATGGTTTCAAAATCAAGACTAACCAAATAAACAGATGAATTTGGATATAACTCCTCTGGTCTAATAAAATAACACAATTTTAATTTTGGATATTTGGTTTTTATTTTTCTTATAATTCTATCAGGGACATCCGCCTCTTCAATTTGTCTTAATATATCATTTATGTCATTTTCCCTTTTAATATCGCTTTTTAATTTTATATTGTTCATAATAGTTACTATAAAAAATAATCTTTAATTAAATTTTAATTAAAAATTATAAAATTATTGTTTAGAACTCAAATTGCCAGATTGGATAAATGCACATAGTTTTGAACTTTTGTTTGCAATATTTATGATATCCTGTTCTGATAATATGTTAAGGTCTGGAAAATTAGATGGGTCTAGAAAATCTGCAACATCTTCTGCATATAACTCCGGAACTTTATATTCAATAATATTACCATCCTTGTCTCTATCAGGGAATTTTGATTTATACAAAACATTAAACAACTCAAACAATTCATCTTTTTCATCTTGTTCAAGTCCATCATAGTTATCTACAAAACCTGTCTTATCTAAATATTTAAATACATAATATTTAGCTTGGAAAAGAGCAGGAATATATTCTTCTGTAAAATTAACTTTCTCACCAGTTTCTGCATCTTTTACTTTAAAATTTTTGTTTGTTAATTTATGTCTAAAATCTTTATACAATTTCATGTTGTATTCAAATACTGATTTCTGTTCCGCAAGTCTTAATTTTTCTTTTTCTGCTTTATTTTTTTCTGCTGTTGCAACACATTGATAGTTTGCCAAATTATCCTTGTCATTTGCTATTTCTTTTGCTTTATTGTTAATAATTGCTGTTAAATTATTTTTTTCTAATAATATATTGTCTAATGTACTTTTGACATTTTCAAATGTGTCATCATCTATTTCAATATCTGAATTATCAGAATCATCTGAAGTGTCTGATGTATCAGATGTGTCTGATGAAGAAGCATAATTCTCTTCAAGATTAGAGTCTGAACTATCAAATAAACTGACTGTTTCTATTAGTCTTTTTTCATTTTGTGCATTCTGACGCTTCTTTTTCTTTTTTTGATTTTCATCTTCCTCTATTCCTAATATTTTGTCAGTTTGTTTTGCAATCTCTTCTACTGTTGGCTTTGGTCTACAAAAAGGCTTAGCTTTAGTGACAGTAGGTTGTCTTCTGACTTGTTGTTTTTTGGGTGCTGGTTGTAATTTTACAGTCCTAACTACTTCTAATTTTTTAGGTAAAACACCAAGCAACCGTTCTTCTAATTTTTTAAGTAAAATATATGTATGTGTTAATGGGAACATAATAATGTCACTAGAATAATGTAGTGATGCAACTTCATCATTAAAATTTTTTTGCAATACTAATTTATTGTTATTTAATGCAAAAAACCACTTAAGATTCCCATCATCTGACAATAAATAACACTTGTCTATCTGAAGATATTGATTCTGAGTTAGGTATGTTAATAAAGAATTTATTCCAACATCCAAATTACAAAGACCATTTCCGATATAATAGTCACATGTGCGAGTATTATAATAATTTTGATAATTTTTTAGATTTGCTTCTTTATTATCAATAAACAGCTTATACATATGTGTATAATGATCCATAACTATAGATGAGAGATATATATTTAAAATTAAATTCTGACGAATGTAATTATATATGATTGAAATATTAATATTAGCTGTTTGTCTAATATGTTTGGCAATATTAGTCTATTGTATTATTAAAAAATTATTTCCAAATCAAACTGATACTATTGAACAAAATTTAGATATAATAAATAATAAAATAGATGATAAAATAAATGATGAAATAAATGATATCAGTAAAGATCCGAATAAATTAAACAATGGCAATACAAATTCCAATCAAAATCCTGATGATTTGCCATGGGATCCAGAAGTTCCAAGGGCAGTAGGCAAAACAAGGGAAGCCACTGATGATGATTATACTAGAGTTGTATATGATTCTGACAAATGTTTTGTAATGTTTTAATTAAGTATTGTATGGCACAAAATCATTGTATTGTTGCTGTTGTTGCATTCCACATGATCCATCAGAACAACCTCTTTCGCTTCTTCTTTCATGTCCTTGCATCATTCGTGATCTGAATTCATCTTCTTCACCATGAATTTGATCATTGTCTTCTTCTAACTCGTCTGGCACAAATTCGTCATCATCATCATCTTCAACGTCATCAAACATTTCCACTTTATTTTTGTCAGTTGGTATTGGATGGTCTACGACAAATAAATAGTCGAATGTTGCGACAATTAATGTTAATATTATACTATTTATTAAGAGCACATTTTTTTGCATTATTTTCTGATGTCTCAAAAACATATATACAATTATTAGATAGGCAGCATATTTATACAACGGTGGATATTTATAATTCATATATATAATAGAAAGATTAATTTTATAATGCATGTATTAGTATTGTTGATTGATTTTATAAAGAAAGAACAATGATGAAAAATTGTGGAATATCCCTAGCGGGAATTCCATAAAAAGAACAATGATGAAAAATTGTGGAATATCCCTAGCGGGAATCCCATAAAAAGAACAATGATGAAAAATTGTGGAATATCCCTAGCGGGAATTCCATAATTTTTTTATTTATAATTTTGCCAAAAGGCAAAATTATAAATAAAAAAATTGAAATTAAAACAGAATAGACATAAAGGGATATTATAATAGCATACTAATAATGGCAAAGGGAAAATCTACTTCGCAAAAAGAAGATGCGGATACGCGTTCCGAATTACTCAAAAAGGTAAGTGCAGTTACCGATAATTATATTGAAAGTATTTTGCAAAAAGTTCCACAAACAACACCAAAAGATAAGGAACAAGCAAATGCTGTTTTTGAAACAGTGAAAGCAGGATATGTTGAATTTTGCGCAGTGCTTTCGGCTGTTCAACAGTCAAAAAGTAAATTACTTGACAAGATGAATGCTATTGTTACTGATTACAAAATTGTCGATGACAAAGATGATGATGATGAATCAGAAGACGATAATGGTAATGATGATGTTGTAGATGAAGATGGGGATGTTCTTGCGGGCGATTCTGAAAATGTCGATATTGACGATGATGAAGACGAAGAGCCAGAAGTAAAACCAAAGGGAAAGAAGACAGCGAGTCCAAAAAAGAAACCCAAACAGGCTAAAAAAGCAGAGTCAGATGCAGAGGCAGAAGCAGAGTCAGATGAAGAGGAGGAAGATGAGGATGAAAAGCCAAAAGCAAAGGGTAAACAAACAAAAGCAGCAGAATCTGACGAAAAGAAACCACCTAAAAAACCCAAAGCTGTAAAAGCAGAAAAGAAAAAGGGTGAATCTGAAGAGGATGAAGATGATGACGATGCCAAGGTAGAGACAAAAGCCAAAAAGCCAAAATCAGTCAAGAAAAAGACACCAAAAAAGAAAACCTAAATTTATTTATTAAATTTTAACATATGTTATTTACATATATTATAATGGAACAACATTTGAAAATTGAAAAAATCCTATGCGGATTTTTATAATTTTGTTTAAAAGGAACGGAACAACATTTGAAAATTGAAAAAATCCTATGCGGATTTTTATAATTTTGTTTAAAAGGAACGGAACAATATTTAAAAATTGAAAAAATCCTATGCGGATTTTTATAATTTTGTTTAAAAAGAACGGAACAATATTTAAAAATTGAAAAAATCCTGTGCGGATTTTTATAATTTTGTTTAAAAGGAACGGAACAATATTTAAAAATTGAAAAAATCCTGTGCGGATTTTTATAATTTTGTTTAAAAGGAACGGAACAATATTTAAAAATTGAAAAAATCCTGTGCGGATTTTTATAATTTTTTATTTTTAAATATGCGTCTTACGACGTATCTTTAAAAATAAAAAATTGAATCCTAAACTCTTTATTTATAAATATTATAATATAATTATATGAGAATTGGTAATTTGAGAGGTAATGAGCTTGATAAAAACTTACAGAACCGCATAAATTTAGCAAAAGTAGAGGTGGATGAAACCCAAGGTGGTGGGGAGAGAAAAAAAATTGAAAATAAAGTTGTAAAATTGAACTTTACAAATAATGGTCATATATTCAATAAAAGAGTCACATCAACACTTGCTGAAAATGGAACAAGAACAATATCATATAGATATTGGCAAAATAGAGGAAAAACAAGAACGAAATTTAAGAAAAATTGTAAAACAATCAATGAGTGCATTATCACATATGAAAGATGAATATTTAAATAAACCCTATTACAATTATTTAAATAGATTAATGACAGCACACAATTTAATTGCGAACATGTTTATTAAAGATTATGAAGATATGATGGATGCAACGAACAAAGGAGAAATTGATGATTTGGAAGAACTCGATTATGGAACTTTAAGAGATGATAAAGAAGGCGATGAAATGGTTAAAAAGTGTGCGTATGAGGAATTAATAAAATTTGATGAAAGTATAAACAATTGTGAGTTTGAATTTAAAAAGAAACCATATAACCCTGCTATTACAATTCTATAAAAATTGAAAAATAAAATGCCAATAAAATGCAATTCAATCTTTATTTATGAACTATTATAGAAAATGACCGAAATAGGTTTGGCAGAGAGATTTAAATCTCTCTATATCGAATATTTTAATAAGAAATATGGATTTATTTCTATTGATGACAATTTAGTTATTATAGAGTTAGGCAAAGAAAAAATTTTAGTGAAGATTATTGTTTTTCCAGAAATGACTGAAACATTAACAAAATCAATGCTGGAACCACCGGAAAATAATCCTATGTTTAGCGTCGGCAATGTTTTGTCAGATGATATTATTACTGAAAGTAATGATAAATATTCTTATCACCATAATATTTGGAATGCATTTACTGAAGTTATATTGTATTGCATTAGAAAAAAATATCCATATACAGGAAAGTTATACAAATATAATAAAAGTGGGAAACTTATACTTGATTCTACTTATGTAGAAGGAAAGAAAGAGGGATATTACTACAAAAAAACAAAATATAAAGGCCCTTTCCTTAGCAGAGACCCGTGTTACAGCAAAATTAAAAAATGCTATTATAAAAATGGAATATTGCATGGCGAAATGTCAAGGCGTAATGTTGATGACAAATTATATTATCACGAATCTATCGATTATATTGATGGTGTTATAAATGGCAAACACAAACAATATAACAGAAATGGGAAAGTAGAATATGAATGTGATTATGTAAATGACAAGAAACATGGAAATGAATTTGCATATTATTATAATAAAAAGAAAAATAAAACAATTATTACTCTAGAAGTAAACTATGTTATGGATCTTCCCAATGGCACAATCATCAAGAGACATAAAAATGGTGTCACAAAGTTAAGAGGAGTATATGTTAACGGATTGAAAGATGGTATATGGACAGAATGGCATGACAATCATGAAAAAAAGTCAGAAAGAGAATATTCAAATGGGAAAAAAATCGGTAAATTATTTCAGTGGTATAAAAACAAATTGCCAAAATTAGAAGTAACATTTAAAGATGGTCATGCGTTGAGAGATTATATTCAATGGACAAAGGATGGAAAAAGAAAAGAATTGACATTTACGCGATCTAAACATGTATAAAAATAGCAGATTTGTATAACTTTTTGATTTAAAAATTTGAAAAATAACTAGGGCGTTATTTTATATATTTATTATTATCGATTTTTATGAAAATAAAAATCGATAATAAAAATTTGAAAAAATATTATCATATAAGATTATCAAAATATAGTTATAACCATAGTATGAAATTGACAAAGAAGTTGATTGAAGACCTAACTGAAAACACATCTAAGTTTGCCAAAACATTGAGTGAACAAGATTTGGAAGATATATTAAGAAAGTTGTCAGAGGTGTATTATAATACAGATAAATCTTTAGTAAATGATGATATATTTGATTTGCTGAAAAATGAATTAAAAAAGAAAAATTCAAAAAATCCCTTTTTGACAGAGGTGGGGGCACCGGTTAAGGGAACAAAAGAAAAAGTAAAATTGCCATATCCAATGGGGAGTTTGAATAAAGTATATCCGAACACAGATGATTTAGCAAAATGGACAAAGAAATACAAAGGGATATATGTTGTCAGTGATAAACTTGATGGAGCATCTGCACAAATTTATAAAGACGACAAGGGGAAATTATATATGTACTCAAGAGGAGACGGTGAAGTTGGACAGAATATAAGTCATTTGTTAAATGTTGTTAATGTTCCAAAAACTGCATTGGAAAAAATGCCAAATGATTGCAGTGTCAGAGGTGAATTAATTATGTCAAAAAAGAATTTTAAAAAAGTAAAGGGCAAAGAAAATCCTAGAAACACTGTTGCCGGTTTAATTAATTCAAAAACTGTGGACAGAGAAATTGCAAAATTGACAGATTTTATTGCATATTCTGTACTCCATCCAAGATACAAACAAAATGAACAGATGAAATTATTAAATAAATGGACATTTGACACTGTTGAATATAAAGAAATGAAAGTAATTGATGATGACAAATTAGAAAAATATTTAGTAAAAAGAAGAGAAGAAAGTGATTATGAAATGGATGGGTTAGTTTGTGTGGATTCATCTGATAAATATAAAAGTGAAGCTGGATATCCCACGCATGCTGTTGCATTTAAGATAAGTGGAGAGACAGTAGACACTAAAGTTGTAAGGGTTATTTGGACTGCATCAATGGATAAATATTTAAAACCAAAGATTGAAATTGAACCAGTAAAATTATTAGGAACAACTATTACTTATGCGACTGCATTTAATGCTAAATTTGTCGAAGATAATAAAATTGGAAAAGGGGCAATTGTAAAAATTACAAGGGGTGGCGATGTTATACCAGATATTGTTGAAGTTGTAAAACCTGCAAAACAAGCAGATATGCCAACAATCAAATATAAATGGAATAAGACAAATGTTGATATAATTGCTGTCGATCTAGATGATGAAACAAAAACAACTGTGACAATTCATATCATAGATCATTTTTTCAAAACATTAGATGTTAAATATATCAGTATTGGCACTGTGACAAAATTAGTTGAAAATGGTTATGACGACTTATTTAAGATTCTTGGTGCAAACAAAGATGAATTAGTTGATATTGAAGGTATTGGTGAAAAGATGATAATAAAGATTTATAAAGAAATTGAAGAGAAATTGGCATCGACAACATTACCAAAATTAATGTCTGCATCACGTGAATTTGGCCGTGGACTGGGTGAAAGGAAAATAAAAGAAATTATTGCAGTGTATCCTGACATATTAACGTTGAAAGCTACAAAGGAAGAATTAAAAGAAATGATATTAGAAATTGATGGGTTTAGTGATATCCTAAGTGAAAAATTCGTGGAAAATCTAAAATCATTCAAAAAATTTTTTAATAAACTTAATGAATACTATGATGTGACTTATTTACTGAAGGCAAAAAAACAAGTAAAGAAGGGAAAGCAGATGTTGTTGAATGGAGAAAAGATTGTATTTACTGGATTTAGAGATGCAGAACTACAAAAATTTATAGAAGACAATGGTGGGAAAGTATCAACATCTGTTTCGAGTAATACAACAATATTAATTCATGCTGACAATGCAGACACATCAACAAGTAAATTTAAAAAAGCAACTGATCTCGGAACAAAATTGTATAGTAAAACAGCATTTATGAAAAAGTATAAAGTGTAAATTTATTTGTAAAATATTTGTTAAATAACATAAAATCTAAGTCGCATTTTCAGTCTTTTTTATTATTTATTTTACGTTGGCACATAAAACAAATAATAAAAAATTGAAAATTCATTTAAAAATTATAAAATATATTTCAATAATAGATATGAAACGTATTGATGGAGGTAAAAATGTTCTTAAGCGCAAATATGTGTCTGACTCTGACCCAGACGATAATCCTAAATATAGCCCGTGTCAGGAAAAAAAACTAAGGTTAATTGATGAAGAAATAAGCAAAAGAAATATAACGATCGAAATGATTTTAAATATGGACTTATGTCAAGAAGACAATATTTGGTTTGTTGAACACATCAGAATGTTGGAAGAGATGGAAGTATCAGATAAAAAATATGAATTGAAACAGAAGATATATGAAAGATATAATTATCTGACATCACCCCACTATAAAACAATAATGTCATACACAGGTTTTGATGCTAGTTCAGATGAAAATATGATTCAGAAAATTGCAAATAGTTCAAGGACTGATCGTGATAAAGCATTGCTTATTAATAAATTTTTAAAGACAAATCATGGATCATCATCTGATGAATATAAGAAAAATTTAGAATGGATTAAATATGTTTTGCAATTGCCCACTGAAGTTAAAATAGATTTTAATAAGATAAATATAAATGAAAATTTATTGAAATTTTGGAATTCAGTAAATAAGAATATTTATGGAATGACAAAAGTAAAAGAAAAAATGCTCGAATGTTTAAATACATACCTGCATAGCAAAGGTGCTGTTGGAAGAATTATTACACTAATCGGAGATCCTGGAACTGGAAAAACGTCTATGGCGATGGCTTTAGCAGAAGCAATGAATATGCCATTTCAGCAAATATCAATGAGTGATATTACAGATCCATCAGTTCTCATCGGACATTCTTCAACGTACATAAGTTCACATCCTGGAATTCTTGTTGAAACATTAATTAAATTTGGCCGTCTAGATGGCTTAGTATTGCTTGATGAAATTGACAAAGTTAAAACAAATCCAGTTGATGGACATAGCTTATCAACAGTGCTTTTGAAAATACTTGATAAAGTACAAAATAAGAAATTTAATGATTCATATATGCCAGAAATAGATATTGACCTATCTAAAATTATTTTTGTTGCAACTGCAAATAAAGAAGAAGATATCCCAAGTGCTTTGCTTGATAGGTTATACAAAATATATGTGGATGGATATAGTGATGCCGATAAAGTGAGAATTGGCAAAGATTACATAATGCCAAAATTGTTAAGAGATATAAATTTACATCCAACAGATGTTGAAATTGATAATAGTGTGATGGAACATATTGTCACAAATGGAATTAGTAAGAGTAATGGTATTAGGGAATTAGAACATACATTACAAGAATTGAATGACAGATTGCTGTTGTTAAGTAAACTTGATGATCAGAATATCAACTTGAGTTATAGGACAACTAAAACAAAAGTTAAATTTCCAATAAGAGTTACTAAACAAATGATTGATAATTTGGTTATAAGAAACCATTTATAGTCCAATTTCAGTAAACCATTTTTCTAAATATTGTTTGACATAATCTTGAATTATATTTGACAAATAATGCCATTTTTTATACACAAGTTCGGAAGAACCACCTGATCTCCAAATATCTTTATCTAATGACTCCATTTTATCAACTTCTATATGTTCATATCTTCCACAGTCTTGTGAAATTTCACCATATAATTTTTTTCCTGTTTCGATTGGCATAAAACACACATCTTTAAAACGAATTTTCATGTTTTTAAAGTGTTCTTCCAAAATTAAAAATGCATTGTATGTTAATTTTTTTGCATTTTCAACATCAATATAATAGTTTGCTAACATGTCACACATTGGATAGTCTCCAAGGGGGATGCCATCAGGAAACAACTCACTTAATTCACTTTCTATTTCATCATTTGTCTTATTTAGTTTTTTCAATGGATTCACAAAAATTTGTGCATGTGGCATATCGATTAATTTTGTTTTTTTGTGTAGATGATTTGGATTTCTCCAATCAAATCTGACAATTGGTTTATCATATTTGCCTGTCTCATCACATAACATTTTACCAAATCTTGTTATTTTTTCCTGCATATTGTGATAAATATGTTTATGTGTTCCAATGTGATATCGTTTCACACATACCTCAACTGGTGGCGGATTTCTAAATTTTTCTGCAACAATAAAACCATTATATACACACCAATATGTATGTTTAATGCGATTCAGCGCAAGTAAATATAAAATATTTCTTGTTGTTTGCTGTCTTTCTAAATCTGTTCCCTCAACAACACCAGCTCTTTGTTGTTTATGTGAATACACTGTTGGCTTGTATTGAATGATATCAAAAAATTCATTAAAATTTCTAACAATCTTTGATTCGCCTTCTAAATGAATAGGAAATTTTTCTGAATCGTCAAACCTTTCAAACATTAGTGATGGCAATTTATATTTATTAACATTGTTATGCAGAATGTCGTTAATATTACTAATACATTCTTTCATTTTCATGAAATTGTTTTTGACAACATAATATCCATATAATCCTGCTAATTCACGATATTTGAGTCTAAAAAAGGATAATGCATTTGGTTCTTCGTATTTTAAAAATTCCCCTCTAGACTTAATTCTCTCATGTGCTTCTTTTACAGATACTTCTACAATAATGACTTTTGTATTTTCTTTTGTCATATGTGGAAATGAATTTGTAATTAAATCTTGTGTTTTTGGCAGATCATCTACCATTTTTAATGTGGCTTGTGACACAAGTGGAAATCTGTCATAGATGACAATATTATGATTTCGTCTGTCCATTTGTAATTCATTGATTATTGATGATTTTCCAGAACCATCAATTCCCTCAATCACCAAATATTGTACTTTTGACTTATCTGTTAATTGTAAAAAGAAATCATAGTTCATAATATTACTTTCTCTGTCAAATGGATTCAGATGGATCCATAAATTAAGATATAATTCTTTAATCTTCTTGACAATTTTAAGATTATTTGCCACAAGTGTAGATCCTGTTTGTACAACTGTAATAATGTAATCTACCTTGTCATTTAACAAATAACTTTCAGCACTCCCAGACACATTAATAAATTCTATTTCAATATCTTTAAAATTTAATTCATCAATATATTTTTGAATTAATCTTTTGCCATCTTTATATTCCGACGCAATTTTAATATTTTTTTTATCCAGAACAAAATCATTTTTTGATACAAGTGCAATACAAGTTTTTTCACCATAATTATTGCCAATGACATCAATGTCATCAAAAACCTTTTTAATATTGTAGTTTGGCTTGTCAAGATTATACCATATGTCAGAATAACATACAACAGCATCAATAAATTTAATGTTCATCATTTTAATAATATCTGTTGCCTTTACAACAATGTAATTTACATGATATAAATCATCTCCGATTTTAATATAATCATTAGAAGTATATTGTAGACATCTGTTATTTTTTGGTTTTATTGGACAAAATCCATACTTATTTAAATATCCAATACTCGAATCCAAGGGTCTTCCCCCACATAGACCAATATTGAATGTTTTAATATTTAAACTTTTAAATTCTTCATCAGAAAATATTCTCGATGTTTTATTTTTACACATCAGCATATGAATAATATCTGAGTTTGTAATTTCAATTAATTCATCTTTCCTAAATCCATATCTTCCTTTTGATTCATATGTCTTATTGTTATGAATAATACTTGAGTCATATATGCAAATAGTACTGTTATCTAAGTGTGATAAGTTACATGTGAAACATGATACGGGCAAGTGATGCATTGTTTCCATCTTTGCTTATTAATAATATTGATTTATCTAATAAACCATATGTTATTTTTTTCAATTTTTTATTTATAAAAAATTTGAATTCCAATCATTCTATTCCATTACCATCAATATTTATATCAACATGGAATCATATTTAGAAAATTGTACAAACAAAGACACGTTTGTTTATGATCCATCATATGATAAACATTATGCTCTATTCTCAAATTTTGAAAAGTGGATGGAATGTCACAAGGAATCATTAGTACTTGACAATATTAAAAAAGGTCTTGTAGAATGTAAAACAATTGATAAATTTACAGATCAGCTAGATAGGAAGGATTTAATATATTTTTCTGATCAAGCAGTTTCATATTTAGATCCAGAACTTAACAGAAAAAATACAATGACATTGCATTATGAATATCCAAAATTTAAAAATATCGAAAAAGCAGAAAATGATATTAAGAATTTTATTGAAAATAATTTAGAATTAGATTACAAATATGGTATTGAAACATTTGTGCCTATGTTTGTTCCCTATGTCACTGACAAGAAAACATCACCAATGTTATTTTTGGTTACACACAATCCAAATGAAATTAACGATTTTATAAGTAATCTATTTGGCGACTATTGTGGAATGCCATACCATTATATAAATTTAGACTCTTTAAAGAAGACAAAATTTGTTTTAATGCAATATGAATCAAATGATGTATTATTTAGAAATAGCAACGAATGGAAGAAGGCAGAAAAATTAATTAAGAATAACATTAAAATCATTTTTGTTGGTAAAAAGGATCCAGTATTGACAATTTTTGATGACGAAATTTTGAAAATAATAAATGTCCATCACTGTATAGAAAATAAATTAGTCAAAACAAAAATTACAAAAGAAAATAAAATAACAAGAGTATTGTCAATTATTATGTGGTATATCCTAACTAAATTGCAACACAAGGATCAGGAAATTTATGAACCCACTGAGGAAATAAGGTTCAATATTGGTATGTATGATTATATTTTGAAAGCTGTGATGGGTAGTAAAGTTGAAAATATTAAAGATGAATTTAATGAAAGATGTATTGCAAATGGATTGCCAACATTATTAAATGATGCATATCTTGAGTATGTTATGAATTATTATGTTATGAATTCTTATTTTGTAACACCCTTTGACAACTGTGACTGTGACATGTGTGATGCAATTGATAAATTTGAAATGAATGATCATGTTAGTAAAAAACAGAGGATGTAATAAAAGGAACAGGACAAAGTTTAAAAATTGAAAAAATCCTAGGGCGGAATTTTATAATTTTGTTTAAGAGGAAAGAATAATAATGAAAAAATTGTAAAAATGCTATTCGCATTTTCAGTCTTTTTATTTATATGTTTCATATTGACATATGAAACATATAAATAAAAATTGTAAAATCGCTATTCGCGATTTTATCATTGATTAAAAATTGAAAAAATCCTAGGGCGGATTTTTTTATTTGTTTATTATATTTCTATAGCGAAACTGTAAATAAAAAAATTGTAAAATCGCTATTCGCGATTTTATCATTTTTATTTATATGTTTATTTTCGAAGAAAATAAACATATAAATAAAAATTGAAATTATTACTTCTTATTTATTTATTTCAGTCAATAAACATACATAATGATTAAAAGAACCATAGTTGATGACCTATTTCGCAGCAATAAAAAGCAAAAGAAAACACAACCAAAAAAAGAAGAAACAGATAATGAAGATCTTAAAGAGAAACTAAAAGAATATCTATTAACACAATTAGAGGAAGAAGGAGAGGAAGATGGGAAAGAACATCATTTAGATATGTTTGAGACAAAACATGAAGATATTTACATGGTTAAAAATCATGTATATTTTAGGGCAAAGGTTAATGATAAAAATATTAGTAAATTAATCAAAACTCTGAATGAGTATAAAGAAGAAATCAGGATGTTAAAAAATGAAAACAATTTTTTGACAATTGAAACAAAACCCATTTATCTTCATATTACAAGTATGGGAGGAACGGTTCATGATGGTTTTATTGCATATGATTATATCAAGAATTCAAAGATTCCCATCTATACTATTTGTGAGGGGTTTTGCGCAAGCATGGCAACAGTTATTACAATGGCAAGTTCAAAACGCTATATGACACCAAATGCATATATGTTAATTCATCAAATCAGAGGAGCAATGTTTGGCAAATATAGTGAAGTAGAAGATGAATATAAACACTGGAGATCATTAATGACAAAAATTGTTAAAATTTATTCTGATGTATCAGGCAAAAAATTAACAAAACAAAAGATTAGAGATCTAATGAAAAAAGAAAAATCATTGGATGCACAAACATGTTTAAAATATGGATTTGTCAATGAACTTTATTATGGGGACGATGAATAAGGCGTCAATAGTTTTTTTAATTCTGTCAAAATTTCTTCAGTCAATTGCAAGTTTAAATCATATCCATGACCATAAACACAAACGTTAATAGTAAATATGTTTTTTTCTTTATTATAACTAAATAAACATTCGCCATCTCGATTCATCCACCAATAATTTGTGTCATTTCTCTTGTCAACTTCATCAAAAAACTCTTGCAAAGATTTAGTCGCAGAAATGGTCTCTGTAGTAGTTATTTCAAAATCTCCTAATTGATATTCGCACTCAGATCTTTCAGTTTTGATAATTATGCTTCTATAATAGTCTTCTATTCTAACTCTAAACTCCATAAATGAGATTTGTATTATTCACTTATGTAATGATTTTTAAGATTAATTTTATTTTTCGTTTATTTAAACATAAGAAGTTATATAATAACTATATCAATGGAATCATTTGAACGTGGCATATGGAAATTCAATAATGTAAAATCAACACATTATTTTACAGGTGAAAATGTGGATATGTCTGGCGATATTCAACAGTTAACTTTTACACAACCGACTGATGAACCAGATATTGATGTAATTTTAAAAGATTACAGAAAGGCAGCCGAAATACATAAACAGGTCAGAAAAGAAATGAGAGATATGTTAAAAAGAGAAGCAAAGTTGTATGATATTGTCAGTCAAACAGAAAATAGAATTGTTCAGTTGTGTGGCATTGGTGATAAAAAAACAACATTTTCAAGCAACTCTTTCGGACTGCCTTTTCCTGTAGGCATTTCAATAAATGAAGTTGTTTGTCATGATTCATCATGGCCACATGATGAAAGAATATTATATGGAGGAGATTTGGTAAAATTAGATTTTGGTGTAATGTACAACAATTGTATAATTGATTCTGCATTTACTCATATTGTTGAAAATACGTCAAGCAAATATCAGCCAATTCTTGATGCATCACAAGATGCTACATATACAGCAATATCAATATCGGGAGTTGATGCAAGACTAATAGAAGTCAGTGAAGTAATTCAAGAAGTTATAGAATCATATGATCTTGATGATAAACCCTTGACTGCAGTAAAAGGCATCGGAGGGCACAACATAACGAAAGACAGAGTTCATGCAGGAAAATTAATATTATGTGTCCCAGATCCATGTCAGGAGGGACAAATTATGGAAGAAGGTGAGTTTTATGCAATAGAAACATTTGTAACATCTGGAAATGGCAATCTTACACACACAGGAGAAACAGTAGATTTTCAATTCAATCCAGACAAATTTGATTCAAAACAGATGAAGAAATTTTTGAAAGCTGATAAAAAAGGAATGGAAAAATGGTTGGTAAATAGAGGACATCTTCCATTTTCTCCATGGTGGTTGCATTATATTGATCAGGGGAATGATTTTAGAATGAGATTAAAAAAACATTATTCAATGGGTTATGTTACAGCTTATCCACCATTGACAGACATCAAACATTCAAAGAGTGCACAATTTGAACACACAATATATATAAGCAAGAATGGAGTAGAAAATTTAACTTTTGATGATGATTATTAAATGCTAAATATATTTTTAACTGTTATTTTATTATGATGGACGATTTACTTAATAAAATAACAAATATATCAATGGCTGATGGTAAAACAATATCTCTGACGAAAATCGTTATGTTGTTCTACATGTTAATTGGAGCAAACTTTATGACACATCTTGTATCAAAACAGATGAAGAAATTTGTTCAAGATAATAGACTTGTTCAACACATAATTGGAATTATAAGTATGGTTGTATTGATAACAACATTTGGCATAATATCAGATGTCAAATTGGCATTATTATATTCTTTTATTGCCTATTTATTTTTTATTTTAACAACAAAAATGGATCTACATATAAATTTAATAATTGTATTATTGCTTGTCATAGCATATCTATATGAAACAAATATAGATATTGATATCGAGAAAAAAAATAAAGTATTGACAGCAGAAGAAAAATTAAAATTGATAGAAAAAGATACGCAGTATAAAAAGTCTATGGTGATAATAATATTTTTGGTAACTGTTGTAGGTACGGTTATGTACAATAATAAAAAAAATATACAATATGGGGGTGGGTTTAGTCTATACAAATATCTATTGTATTGATGTAAATCTGTCTGTGTTTATTTATATAAAAAAGTATATAAGAAGATATATATTTTATATATAAATGGAAAATTTTTTTACTGTATTAAGTCAAAATGTATGGTTTGACCCAGAAAAGAGAATTGACAGAACACAATCATTAATAAACAACATTAAAGAAATCAAGCCAGATGTGATATGTCTGCAAGAGGTTACAGAATCAGTATTGTCATATATAAAAACAAATTTAAAAACCTATTACATTTTTCCAAAAGAACTTGACAGAACTTATGGATGTGTGATTTTAAGTAAATATCCCATTAAAAATACAAAAGTGTATGAATTAACAACAGCAATGGGAAGAAATATGTTATTAACAAAAATTATGGTACAGATAAAGAAACAAGTTGATGATACAATATTAATTGAAAACAAGTATATAATTATATCAACATGTCACTATGAAAGTGAATTTGGAAAAAACAATGTGAATAAATTAAAACAATTCAAGGAGACAGAAGAGATACTAAATAAATTAAAATCTACTTACAAAAATTTTATTCACTGTGCTGACACAAATATTGTCAAGGAGGAAGATAAGTATTACTTCCAAAATGACTGGACTGATGTGTGGGAAAAAATGGGGTGCAACGAAGAAAATAATTATACATATGATTCTTTGACAAATGACAACTTGAAAAATAGAAAAATTAAACTGCAAACCAGAATTGACAGATGTATTTATCAATCAGATGAATTTGAACCTGTTGAATTTAGACTGATCAAAGGAAATCCTGAATACATACAACCATCGGATCACCATGGGATATATTCTAAATTTAAGTTTATTTAATAAGTAATATTGTTATTTATTAAATGTTTTTAAAGAGGTTCTAAACAATAATTATTTGTGTTTATCATTTTAGTTTAAGAGGAACTGAACAATGTTTAAAAATTGTGGAGTCACTAGAGCGCGACTCCATAATTTTTTTATTGATTTTTGGTCGATAGACCAAAAATCAATAAAAAAATTGAAGTTACAACTCCTTGATATATAAAGGTTAATATATGAGTATACACTATAAAATGGCATCAAAACTTAAGAAGGAAAAGGTCGACAATGACTCTGACAACGAAGATCATGTTGAAAAGAAAGAAGTTGTTGATAAGAAGCCAGCAGTAAAGAAACCAAAACGAATTGTGACAGCATCAAAAGATGAAGAACCAAAGAAGGCTGCATCAAAGGAAGATGATAAATGGGAAGCAGATGATGATTCTTCATCAAGTGCAGAAAGCGAGTCGGATGCAGAAACAAATGACCGCCGACCAAAAATGCAAAGAAAACCAAGAAGTGTCGCAATGAATTTTGATTTTGAAGATTATAGATCACTAAATAAAAAAGTGTCTGAAGTTAACAATGTTGATCTAGTAAGAGTTCTTGTTGTTCGTGCTTCTGACGAGGGGCAGCAATTGCTAAAGAGATGTTTGCAGACTGTTTTGCGAGCAATGAATAATGAATCTGAATTCCCAAGTTTGCAAAGAACTGAAAGATCTGATTTTCCACCCCGCACATCATATAACAGTTATAATTCACAACAGTCTGACAGAAGTGGACCATATTACCCGAGAGGACGTGGTCGTGGAAGAGGTGGATATCATTAAATTTTATTTATTATTGACATAGTAATATATATGAAACATCCTGATGTTACTGAAAATATATTTTATAAAAAGATAAATGATATATATAAAAATTTTAAAATACCAAAGAAGAAAAAAACATTTAATGAAATATGTAATCCAAAAGAATTTCAATTGCAATTACCACAGGAGTTTTTGGCAGAGTTTATGAATCCAAAAACCCCATATAGAGGAGTTTTAGTATATCATAGAATAGGTGCTGGTAAAACATGTACTGCAGTAAGAATTGCAGAAGAATGGAAAAAGAAAAGAAGAGTTATTGTTGTTGTTCCTGCATCACTCAAGGGAAATTTTAGAAATGAATTAAGAAGTTTGTGCGCAGGAAACAGTTATCTTAAAGAAAGTGAGAGAGAAAAATTAACAAAATTACATCCATCATCAAAAGAATACAAAGAAATAATAGAAGTGTCTGATAAAAGAATAGATGAATATTATGAAATTTATTCGTACAACAAGTTTATTGAATATATACAGAATGATGAAATTAAATTAAAAAATACTTTGCTGATAATTGATGAAATACAAAATATGGTTTCTGAAGAAGGCACTTATTATTATGAATTATATAATCTAATAAAAAAATCGCCAAAAGACCTAAGAATGGTTTTGTTATCTGCAACACCTATGTTCGATAAGCCAAATGAAATTGCCTTAACATTAAATTTATTAAGACCAGATTTGCCTTTGCCAACAGGAAGAGATTTTGAAAAGTCATATATAGTGGTTAAAAAAAAATCAGATGGGTCATATTCACATCATGTTAAAAATATAGATGATTTTAAAAATAGGATAAGAGGGTATATTTCATATTTTAGAGGAGCGCCACCATATGTGTTTCCTGAAATGAAAGTTAAGTATGTCAAATGCGAAATGTCTGATTTTCAATATAATGCTTATAAAGGTGTATTGAAAAATGAAGAAAAAAATGCAGATGTTAGTAAATTAAAAAAGAAGGCAAAAAAGACTTTAAATGTGTCACAGCTGCCAAATAATTTTTTTATTGGAACAAGATATGTATCAAACATTGTTTTTCCAAATAAAATGATAAATGAAGAGGGATTTAAATCACTGACAGATAAAAAAATAAAGAGTCACTTGGCAGACATATCATGTAAATTTAATACAATTATAAATAAAGTTACAAAGACATCAGGAAAAATCTTTATTTACAGCAGTTTTAAAGAATATGCAGGATTGAAAAGTTTAATTAAGATATTAGAGGCATTTGGATATAAAAATTATTCTAAATATGGCGAGGGTCATAAAAGATTTGCAGTTTGGACAGGTGATGAAAGTATTAATTATAAAGAAGAGATCAAATCGGTGTTCAACATGAAATCGAATTTGAATGGATCTAAATTGAAAATCATATTGGGGTCATCAAGCATCAAAGAGGGTGTTTCATTTACAGGAGTAAGACAAGTACATATATTGGATCCATATTGGAATTATCCCAGATTAGCACAGGTAATAGGAAGGGCAAGTAGATTTTGTTCACATAAAGACCTTCCTGAAGAAAAAAGAAATGTAAAAGTATATATTTATTTGGCGGTTCACAGGAATGAAGAAGAAACTATAGATGAGTATATACAAAATTTATCTTCAAAAAAGAATAAATTGGTAATGGAATTTGAAAAAGCAATAAAAGAATCTGCCATAGATTGTGAATTGAATAGTCATGCAAATATGGATAATGATAATAATTATATATGCGATATGTAAAAAAATATTATAGGTATTCTATTATTAGTATACATGAGTATTGAAATAGCAGAGTTAAGAACACAGTTTAGAAACCAATTGTTAATGACAAAAAACACATTTGAAAAACTAAATAGATTCACAGAAGTGAATAATTTAGAAAGCACATTATTTTTGACAAAAGAGGAATTGATTAACAAGGAATTTGAGAATCATCTGAAGTTGTTGACTGAAAAAACCACTTTAGATGAGATTAGGAAATTATTACTGTCGTATTATAATTGGATAAATCATGAAACAATTAAAACAGATGTATTGGCACCCAAACTGACAAACAGAACCTTTTTGGTTGCATGGACAATCGTATCATTTCCACAATTTGTTTTAGACTTGACATTAGAAGATTTGCATAAAATGACAGATGATAATATAAAATCAAGAGTATTCAGACAATCGTCGTCTTTAATTTATTCATTAAAAAATCTTATTCAAACAGACAATCCAATTGATTATGTTAATTTTATTGTAAATGTAAATAGTTATTCAAATGCATATTCACAATTTATTAATGTAGACAAGGTTGCAAAAGTGACTGAATTTATGAAACAATGGTATGAAGTTGGAAAAAATATAATTTTAGTTTCTAATAGCACTAATTATGACGATTTAACAAAACAGATGTGTATTAATGAAATAAGCAATTTAAGAAACAAAATTGTTGATCATATTAAAGATATAGTTCCAGACTTTGACACAGAAATATTAAAACAATATGAGGAAATGCATAACAAAGTTGAGAATACAATGCACACTGTATACAAAAAAATGTTGTTGGATGATTTAGTTAAAAAAGAATATAATGTTGTGACAAAAGTGATTGATGAAATTAAAAAATCGTTTTTTGTTTTTGACAAGTCTCTTGAAAGTCAATTAAATGATATATTAGATATTGAAATATTAATAAAACAACATAAAAATAATATTTTGACAAAAGAGAGCGTAATGAATTTAGGTAATTATTTTGTTAAATTAATCAATTCACTCGAGGCACCTGCTGCGGTAAAAACGACCAATTCTAAATGGGAATTAATAAAGTCTGAAGGAGATGAATTAATATGTGATATGTTAATATTTGTCTTAAATGAAATTGAAGATATCAAACAAAATATTATAAATATACAAATATGTTTGTCTTTAGGATTTTCACCATTTTGATATTCGTTTTTATGTCAAAAATGATTTGCTTAAAAAAGATATAGTTATGAATAACACGACGTATATGGTTCTTACAGTTGCGGTAGTTGTAATATTAGGTGCTTTTGCTACAAAATACTATGTTGAAAAAGTGGTGAGAGATGAATTATCACCTAAAAAGATTAAACGACGACAGCAAAAAATAAGAAGAGATGCAGATAGTTATATTGATCCAGTTGATGATGACGATGAAGAACAACACCACACTCATAGACGCAGACGCCGATCAAGAGATACTGATGATGAATAATTTAAATATATGTTTATTTTGAATCTAAATATTATCCATGAATATATATTCATGGATAATACATTTATGGTTATGTTATTAATAGTTATAATTGGTGCATTTTATATTATTCAACAAAAAATAGAAAGTGATTATAATGCAAAAAGGAAAAAGAAATCTAAAAAGTCTAAATCAAAGAAACATGAAAGCGAAACAGACACAGCGGAAACAATTGGTTCATTAAGTGACATGAGTCTTTCAGAAAATATTGATTTTACCGATAGTGTTTCAAGTGGCAGCATAAGTTTTAAAGATTCAGATTCTGAGAGCAAATTATCTTATGCATCTAATGGTTCTTCTGATAGTTCTTTATCGTTAAGCTAAAAAATTGAAAAACACATATTATATACTTCTTTTAATATGTATCATAACAGTCAAAATGGCTTCTATGATACCACGCTTTCCAAAAGCCGTTTGGGGCTCTTTGGCAGTTCTCGGAGTTATTGTTGCATCAAAACAATATAATGATGTTAAGAACCAATCAAATCCATATTTAGAACGTGAAGGAAATGTTATTCATGTTAATTATGACTATTATAAATATCCAAAAAACAAATCTGTAAAAATTAGTGGGAAAGAGTTTAATAACAAAAATAATACAAATACCTATTACAAAATTGTTCCAAGATCGTTAGAAACACTGGTGTGGAAATATAATGGAGAATATGCTAATAATCTAGGACTTTATTTTACAACATATGATAATATTGCATCTGGAATTCATAATTGGTATGATGATGTAGTAATTTTAGAATTAACAATTCCAAATGATGCCATTGTTGTGCCTGCAGAAAACGGTATTCATAAATCAGACAAGTTAAATATTTCACGTGTATTAGAAAAGCATGAAATATTTACTAATGATTATATTTTGAATCATATTGATAAGGATATTATTATTATATCATATGTAAATTGGAATGAAACAGATTTGGAATATCTAAATAAATTATTTTCAAAAATCAAAAAGGACAGCTTTGAATATTTTTTCAAACATTGTAATACAAAATTTTTAACAGATGAATTTTGTATTCCTATTATTGAAAAATACCCCTATGTAATTGAATATATCACAGAATCACATAGGACGCCAAGAATGAAAGAAGTATACAGCAATTATATTAAGAAATTAATTTAACATTCTACAGTTTTTGTTTTTACTTCAGATAACATGCCATTTGCATTCACCAATCTGTAGTGAACATGTTTATTTAACTTTTTATCAGTCACTCCTACTTTGTATTCTTGTGGACACAATATAGACAATTTTGCTTTTCCGTTGACAACAGCAACAACGCCAGAATTACTGAAGTCTCCATAAGCCTCTTGTGGTCCTGTCAATTTGTCTGAAGATTTTGGCATTGATGCCCAGTAAACCACCTTAACGGCATTTTCTGCATCAACCTCAGTTGTCACATTTGCACCAGCTGGAGTACTTTCAGCAAATACTTTTACCGGCATCACAGTTTCACCTAAGAAAGGCAAATATAAGTTTCTTACATCTGACAATAAATAAATAGCAGCAATACCCACTAATAAATATACAAGTTTAGCTAAATCTCCATTTCCCAATAACTTTTGTACTAAATCAACTTTCAATGCACCAACTGAACCCCAATTAAGCGCACCAACAACTACAAGAAACATTGCCAACATGTATAATTTGTGACTATCCATTATATTATAATAAAATATTATTTATTTTATGTTGAATAAGCATCAAATACTAATTTTTTCATTTCTTCTGTTTGAAAATAGTTTCTGACTGGTGTTAAAAAATCAATAAACCAGTTGGCAATCGACAATTTTAAATCTTGCGGAGTAACAATATCTTCAGAATATTGTTTTTTAATATCATCAATACAAATAAACCTAACTTCATTTATTACAAATGAGTCAATATTTCTTAATGCATTTACAGGAAATATAATTCTTTCAAGAAGAACAAATAACCTATTATTTGTATTTTTAAATTCTGCAAAAATCTTTTTAATTTTTTTAACAATCTCTTTGGGTTCTTCAGTGAATTCAATTTTACCAGAAGCTTCAGATGAACCCATTTTTTCAATCTTCTTTTTTTGTTTATCAACAACTTCAGTTGTAATTTTACTAACAATATTTAGAAAATTTTCATGAGTCAAATTTTTAGTTTTTAATTTTTCGATTTTACTGATAATAGAATCAATCTCTTGTTTTGTAATTTCTTTGTCAGTTTCATCTTCTGTATTTGTAGATACAATACTCGGCATCATTTTATTCATTAGATGAACAACAGGTGTATAATTTAATTTATGCATATGATCTCTTGACAACATAAAAATTTTTCTTTGATCAATCCCTCCTAATTCACAATCTGCGCCCAAGTAAACTTCATCTAAAGATTGCAATAATGGATAAGTTACTCCAGACAACATAGGATTGTTTGATTGTTTTACAACTTCGGCGCCGCCTTTAATTGCACTATCAATAGTAATTTTACTCATAAATTTGTAAACATCAATAGTGTAATCTTTTGACAACTGAAAATCTGAACCCTTAACAAACTTAACTTTAGTCAAATCAACATTCATCTGCAGCAATATTTGTTGAATTAATTCTGTGTAATATTTGCTTCTCAAATCAAGCAGTTCCCATGTTGTTTTCATTGAATCAAGATATGCATGAAGATCTGCAATCAAAATTGTCACTTCACAACCTGCTTTGATGATCTGTGCAAGTTTAATAAGAGGAATAAAATAACCAATATGTGGCTTTCCTGTAGGACTTGTACCCCAATATACTTTTAATGTCTTTCCTTTTTCTAACTTGTTTTTTAATTCTGTCTTTCCAATTACTTCTGCAAGACCTGCTGTAATAATATCATACTTTTCTTCTGCTGTTAATTCTGCTGTTAATTCTGCTGTTAATTCTGCCATTTTGACTTATGATAAATATTAAATATATTATTGTCCTTAATTTATTATTTTCAATTTTTAAGACATGTCATAAATAAAATTCTGCTTTTCTAAACATTGATATCCATAATTGTAGTAAGTACATAACTTAAATATTTTGTGAACTTATCTTCAGATACATTTTTAAAGTTTTGTTTTTTATAAAAACCTGATATTTCATCCCCATAATATGATAAATCGTAAAAATCATCGTATTCTACCTCTTCAAATAATAGCCATTCCTTTCCACCTGTCAAACGCACGTCACAATAATAATAACCTGTACCACACTCATCTCCATTGTATGTTCTTGAAAAAGAAATATTGCCTATCTGAATTGCTTTTGTTGCACACACATGATAATCTGCTCTTTCATAATCATTTGTGATTACTTTTATTGATTTAAACATTGATTTAAAATCGTCATTGTTAAAGGGTGAATCAAGAAGAGTTTCATAAATCTTATTTTTAAGTTTCTTATGATTAATAATTTTTAATTCATTTTGACAATGTTTCACTACTTTAGATAATATATCTTTATATGTATCATCATTTTTAAATTCATCTAACTGTTTAACTATTGTATCCATATTTGATGTTTTACCTATGTTATTAATGACCCTTATTTTGAAATTTTCAATTTTTTTGATTATCATAAGACAGACTCTTCAAGAGACAGTTTTAACTGAAGTAGAATTATCATAAGACAGACTCTTCAAGAGACAGTTTTAACTGAAGTAAAATTATTAGAAATATATAAATAATAATAAAAAGTAATAATAATTAATAATAATAAAAATACCTCTCTCTTTTTTATTCTCTCCATTTTATCCCTGAAAAATCTCCGCGCACGCGCGACCATCTTTCGCACAAACTCAGTTTGTGTGAAAGTTGGAAATTTTTCAGAAAAGTTAAAAAAATTGGTGATTTTTAGTGTAAATTGTATGATTCTTATTTACTTTTAGTTTTGAAGTCGGCATTATATTTATCTGCGATTTTTCTGAGAAGCTAAATGGGTACTAAACCAACTTTTTTTGTACAGATAGATACAACAGTTTTGTTGAATTTTATCAAAATCGTTCAATAGATACTAAAATGAAAAAGTGGAAAAGAGAGTCTAATAAAAATCAAAAATCGTTCAAAAGATACTAAAATATTTTTGACTGAAAAAAGTACATACATCTGCAACAATTTTTGAAAATTTTAAAATCGTTCAAAAGATACTAAAACTTTCATATTTTTAGTATTCTTATAGACTTTTTATTTTTTTTTGTAGAAATCCGCGTTATAGGGGGTTTGGCACCAGTCAAAAGGATACAAAGTCATTTTTTCATAGCGTTCCCTATAAACTTTCCTTGAAATCAGCGTTCGAAGAAAAATCATATGAACTTTTCGATTTTTATTTATGTTTCATATAAACTTTTCATTTGGCTCAATTTGTCTCAATTTTTTTTGTTAATAAGAGTACTAAAA